ACGAGCGTCACCTGCGAACCAGCCGCCTTTGCGGTAGCCAATGAGCGGGTGAAATTCGGCACATGCAGAGTGTCCCCTTTCTTTTTGTTGTGTGAGAACAACGTTACGCGACCACGCATAACGGCGTTCGCCTTGAACGCTGCAATTCTTTACCACGCCGAGATTTCCTCGGTCCACTTGTTAGATGGTTGTGGTCTGGACTATATCTTCAACTACTTTAAAACGAAGTTTAGTACTGTAGCTGTTAGGCGTGTAGTCTCTGAGGTTCCTTGCTTTTCTTCCTCGCGCATTGAGTGCGCGAATCGAGGCATATATTTCCAATTGGCGCGCCGTAAACGGCGCCGCGTGCCAATCACCTAAACGAATCGTAACGAACTCTTGTAAAAGTTTCGCCTTGACGCGCTTCTCCCCAGTTAAATGAGGAGTAATTATCGGAAGAAATACCGCGGTGCGTTTAAGTCCTTGAACAACAATTGTCCAGTTCTCGCGCCGAGTTGTATCGCCCCTATTATATGAGACGAAACACCCAACGCCGAGGGACTTAATTATGCCCGCCGCACGATCAATAATAGCCTTGTCGCAATTAGATACTTGTATAGTCGGACGTAAATCCAAACTATTTTTGGTTCGGTATCGTGAGTGCAATNCCACCATACCTTCACCATCAATTATTCCAACTAGCCACCCAAGATCGAGCGAAGTTACCTGCGTATGATTGTCCATTGTTACATACCTCCGATTGTCACGTTATAAGTACGGAAGGTCTTTAGGAGTTTCCAGCATATGGCCTAATTTATACGAGGCAATTGAAACGCTTTACCTCGTTGGACCACAGCTCCATTTATCGTGGTCCGTTCACCATCCCCAAGCTTTAAATAGGGATGTAGTTTGCAGCGGTTGTTACAGTTGTGTTACTAGTGCCTAAAGGCATTTATTTTTACCTCATGATGTTTCGGAAAAACCGAAACGGTTATTTAACGCGACCCTCACGATACGCGAGTTTAATTTCGGGCATCATTTCGTTGTATTTGTCGCGATCCGTTATGTAGAGCCGAGCTAATTCGGTTGACTTATAAACTTTTGTTCTTGAACCCTTACCAGGATCACCACCCGCCCCTCCGCGTTGCGTCTGTACCTGACGGATTGTACGACGACGTGCCGTTGCAGGATCAACTGCGGGAGCGGCGTCGCCGGCATCATCATCGTCAGGATCATTCGTTGCCGTTGATTTAACATGCTCTTCATAAGCCATATATAAATCTTCGGCGGCGTCAAGGTCGTACTGCGCGGCTTTCTGGTAAAGGCGCGTGCGATAAGGCGACGCTTTCACGAACTCCTGAAACTCAGGGGTACGGGCTGTTTGTTGATAGTCAGGATGACGTTCGTTGAAATCCAGTACAAGCAATTTCTGCTTTGTCGTAGCCCCTTCGGCTACAAGTGGGGCCAATTCGGCCTTCACCAATTTACGAACGGCTTCCCGCGGGTTCTCTGACATTTCTTCGTCAGTCACCGTTTCCGCCGGATCGGCGGGGGCTGCTCTACGTGATTCCTGCGAATCAATTACTGATTCAAGCGTCTGACGCAATAGACTGCGAGCCTCACCTAGCTCATTTCCTTGCTGACTGTGCGCCTTTTCCAAACCTGCAAACTCCGTGTACACATCCTTCAAGGCTTTTCCTTTGAGGCGGGTTGGAATAACGAGACCATCGTCATTATCCGCTTCATCGGAAGATTCGCCTTCTGGCGCGTTTTCTGGATCATCCGAGTGCGACGCGTTATCGGCGGCGTTCGGATCGTCTTGGTGGCTGCCCAACGCATCGGGTTTAACCGGCGCGGAGAGTTCCATCGCGTTCACATTGGTAACAGGATTATTAACCGAACTTTTTTTCGGCATTGTCGAAACCTCATAGGTTGTGTTTAGGGGAACTGTGAAAGTGCCCGCGTGAATACAGCGAGTCAGATGTACCGTTTATTGGGGTACTCTTCTCCGGTATTCCGAAGGTTCTTTTGTTCTCGCGTCATCACGCGTTCGCGGTCCCGCTCCCATTTACTAGCTGCGCTAGGAAAATCAGGATCAGTCCCGTCGATCAGCACGACCGGAGAAGTTATTACAACACGGCGCAAGCTGGCGCCGCCGCAGTGTTCGCAAGGATCGGGATTATCCCGATTTGCGACATTCTTTAGTTGCGTGCTCTTCTGACTACAAGCACCGCAACAATATTCGTATATCATTAATCCGCCTCATACTCCGGCGGACCTAAGCTATCCGGCACGGGGGCGAACTCGCCCACAATAGACGTGGATTCGGCAAGTTGATCCTCTAGGGACTCTTTCGCGGCCTTAACAATAGCCGGTAACCTCATCATGTACTCCGCCGTATAATTTTTCAAGGCGCGCGCGGCAATAAACTCTTCCCAATTCTTTGCGAAATCCATCTCCGTTTGAAATTGGTGCGCGCGTTCTCCCAAGAATAAAAACACATCGCGCCAGTTATCATGTGACAAGACCGATAACATGCGGTCGTATTGTGCGATTAATTCCCCAATCGGGACATCAACCTCACTATTCAGATTTGGGTTCAGCTTTGCGTGTTCCATTCCGTGCTCCAAGTTGTTTAATCTTCACCACCTTTTCCGCTGTCGTGGCGTCTTTCAAACGAGTACGCGCGAGCACTTCTTGTAGATCGGCCATAGAACGCTCTTGTTCAACGGGATCTGGTTGCTTTTCATCGGATGCGCCGGGCATTTGACCCTGCAATACCATATCCACCAATGCAGCTACTTTATCCTTATCTTTTAAGGACGTGTTTTGAACGATTAAAGATAACAGCATATAAAACACCGGGCCAGGTGGAACGGTTTGCATCAATTGTCCAAGCACGTTGTTTTCGACTTCGCGCGCCATTAACGACAAACCCACCCGCACACGAAACGTAATGTCGATGAACGGATAAACCGCATCGTTATATTGCATATGGCGCAACGTAAATTTTTCAATCAGCGGCAATAAAAAGTGCCGTTCGACCAACCGCAGAGTGCGTTTATGGCGCTTTGCTAATCCACCCTGAACGAGCGACATTCCGCCAAGCGTGGCGTTCCCGCGCGCGTTGCGCGGAGGTGCCGCGCTGCCGCCCGTGCCGGTGCCGGTTTGAATCAGGCGCTCCAACTCACCGGACATTGTAAAACTCGTCGGGTCCGTGCGCCCAAAATTAAGCGCCATAAGCGTCTCGCTCGGCGGCCCGTTCACATAAATAACTTTACCCGGACCAACTTCGATTTTATGTCGCGGATCGCGACGCCGCGCATCGACGCCCAACATCGGATGCACGGTATAACCAAGTCCGTCCATCATGGCGCGCAACATGCCGTCAAGCGCCTTTTGCGAGTTGATCCCCTTTTCACCAACGCCACGGCCCAAGAATCGGCCCGGTACTATATCCCACGGCGCCGCGAAAATATCACGGTCCCCTTTTAAATTGGTGTTTGCGCGCGCTTGCAATAAATATTTATCGTCAACAATCGTAACGACGGATTCAACCATTTCGCGAGAATCGTATGAGGCCGGCGCGCCGCCATCTGCAACGGCCGCATCTAGTAGCGCCCTGGGAACCAGGCCGTGATACTCCGTTACCAGATTTGCCTCTTCGGCGTCACTCCCCCTAACCCCGTCGGTACGAAGCGCCTGCGAAACCGATTGTGTATCCTCACTCTGCAACGGTACGTCGTAATAAGACGCGGGCGCCATGATCTTACCATCTTTATCACGCTCTTCATCCTGCATTTTTGCAACAAGCGTGTGGCGCGGCCGCGGCAATCGGTGTGCCATGCCCAACATATCACGAATACCTTCCACGCCAGGCCGTGTGACCGACGTATCGAACACAAACTGGTCGGGACGAATGGGTTCTACTTCAACCGCTACGCGATCGCTCTTGGAAATCCCATCAATAATCTGGTTTTCTTTTTCATTAAAAAGAGTTTTTAATTTTTGTTCCGTTACAACGGTTGGAATGACTTTACCAATCAGCGTCCCGTATATTGCACCAAACATCAACGCTTGCATTATCGAACCCGGAATATTTGCAAACTCCATGTCCTCCAAAACCTGTTTGCGGATCGCCTGCCAATTCTCTTTTATGGTATCGTGATTGTCATCGTCAAGGTCAAACCAACCTTCCTTTTCGCCCAAAATGGCCTCTTCTTCTTCGGCTACGGCCTCTTCGACGGCCTGTTGTAGCGCGGGCGAAATCAAACGCGAACGCTCTGCGCCGCGCGTTTTATCTTCGGGCGTCCACGTTCCACCCCATTTACGCAAGTATTCGTTCCAATGCCTATCGTAATTCTCTTTACGCCACTTCTCCCACGGCTCAACGTGCGCCATAATCCACGCCACAAATTCATCACGCGCGCCAGATTGCTGAAACCCCGATGCGGATTCGACAGCTACATCTTTTGACGTGGAACTAACGGGAGCGTTCGTACTCATTCGTGTGCGCGCGTAATTATCAATTTAAATTCGGTCAAATCTTTTGTTTCGTCCATGAACTTGTTATAAGCGTGTCGGCTCCGCAAAACGCCCCATTCACCCAATGGCGATGCGCCAAACATTTCACCCGGCGCAATGCAACCAAGTAGTTCCGACGGCCAATTGGCAACATGAATTTGAATATTCGTGCGATGCGGCACGTTTTCCAATTGCCATGTGTTCGAACCATGTTTAGGACTATCATAGCGTTCAACCCGGTAGGCGCCTTCCGGCACGCAGGGGTGCGTCAGGTGCATATGCGCGGGTTCGCAAGTATAAGCAACGTGTGAACCGTCCTCGCGGGACAGTTCCCCATAAGTACCGTGCGAAGAATAACGACGACGTAACGTAAAAGTTTTCATGTCGTTTCACGAGCTACTGTCATCGGCGTAACCATGTATCGCACAAATGGACGCCATTTAGTTTTTGCGACTGATTCAGGATACATAAAACTTAGAATCCAATATCCGCGTCCGCAACGTAGAAATTTGAGCTTTCATTATCCAACGTNGCCAAATCTTCNAANGTATCGTCAGCCATCTGTTCCGCGTAGGCCGCGGCATCAATNAGATCGTCCGGCGCGAGTTTACTTGGGAAATCCATCGCTTGCTCCATGAAAGGGCTGATCCACGAAGCNCCTAGTTCCAGCGTTAGGCGGCCGTGCTCGCCGTGCGNGGCCAGCCCATACATAATGCGATCCGGCTTGTTTTTTCCATCATGAAATAACGGAATAATCTCAGGGAAAAAATTTACCGCCTTCATGCGATCAGTCATATAACCCATGATCGCGTTCAACAACGCACCCTTCTCAATACCGATACGGCGAATCCCGTAATCGTGCGCCATTTTTAAAATCTGTACTGTTACTTCGCGCGCGCCCCATCGACCGTGCCGAATATCCTTAATGTGGCGGCCTAACGGATGAACTTTTGTTACGCAAAGCGCGTGCTCATCAACCCGCTTATATTTTCCGAAATCAAGCGCGTCATCGGAAAACCCCGCCAAATCGCAGGTCATCACATAATAACCAGGACCCAACGGTTCGGGCGCTATGCGAAACCACTCTTCTTTCATGGTTCCAGTGCCGCCGCCCATAAAACTTGCTTCGTATTCCTGACGAAACTGCGCAGCCGTCATATTATGACGGGCTTTCGCAATTTCTTTCGGATCAAGAAACGGGTTATCGGTGGATTTGAAAGTCCAAATCCCCCACTCATCCGGCCTATTCAACGCATCCTGCGTCAAATTATAAAAGTGATTCTTTCCTTTAGGCGTACCAATAAACAACGCCTCGCCACTNACATCCGTCAAAGCCGGACTAATAATCTCTTCCCAAACGATGGGCTTCATATTGGCGTANTCGTCGAGAATAGCCGCCCCTAAGCCGACGCCGCGCATNCTCTCCGGNTTATCCGCGCCGCGAACCTCGATCCAGCGATCATTAATCAGTTCGATACGGCCAGTATTTTCCAACTTGCGCTTTATGACCGGTTGCGCCAAACGTAACAAAGTCGCCCAATAAATTCGCTTCGCCTGATCGTGCGTTGGCGCCGTGATAAACACGCCCTTATCCGTTAAATCATACCCGCCGTATTCGGTAATCAGCGCGCTAGAAATTGCCTTGGCAATCGCGAGACGGGACTTTCCCCACCGCCGCCCAGCAATTACAATCTTGTAGCGGCGGGGGTCACTGTATACTTGCAACTGTCCGGGGTGCAATTGTAAGTCAACTTGTTTGTCAACCATACCCGCGAAATCCTTACGACGGTTTAACGTCGAGCACGCGCCCCTTTTTATCCGGTATCGCGGACACGGTACCAGATACGTTCACTGTAACGATTGGGCGGCGATCCCCAGGTAAGCTGATATTTCCCTCACGATTCGCTTGTGTGATTAAGAACGGCCTGAGTAAATTAATTACCAGCTTTTCGTGCTCCAACGACCCCTTTTCCGCCTTTCGCATTACGGACTTGAGTACTTTTATTGCCGAAGTTGTCAGGGTCGGCGATAGAAAGTTCCGCAGCTTCGTTACTTTGCCCAACGCTCCCTTCGGGCGCCCTCGAGGGTTCCCGCTGAACCCTTTCGGAAAACGTTGAGGGGAGGGAATCAATTGGTCGGCTGGCGCGTTCGTGTCTGATTTGTCTATCACGCTCTTCAATCTCTTGAATAAACTTATTGGCCGCGCCGATAAGATACATGTCTTTCGGCCCATTCGGATCAACNATATTNAACGTCAATTCTTTGGACGGATCCGCCGTACTGCGAACAACCATGCGGTGCGTCCGATCAGGATTACGGCCGGCGAACCTGTATTCAACGCCGGGGGTACTGAAAATACGATACCATTTTTCCGGTTTTCGATTCATTACTGGCCCTGCCCCGTGGCTTTCAACCACTTTGGATACAACGTTGGGTGCACGGACTTCAACCACGCGTCGAACGGAAGATCCGTGTCGCCCGTGCCCGTTTCAATCCGATGCTGTGAGATCACTTCCTTGAACGCCGCAACCGCGACGGGATTCGACTTCTCAGGCAGCTTCCCGCCCACTATGTGTTTCGCCATTAATTTTAAACCTCTGTCTGTCTTGCCAGATTTGGAAAGTGTTAATCTCTTTCATGTAACGCCCGCGCAAGATTTCACGCTTACGTTTACCGTCACGATGTACTTCCGTTGTAACACGATAAATCACATCATGGTTTACCACGGCGGGAATAATCAGCTCATCCGGGCCTTTATAAGCGTCCCTCTTATTAAACTTGAACGGCGGCGATGCCGCAAGTATTTGAATCGCGTTTTGTTTCGCCAAGCGGTTCGCGCGCGTGCGCGCACTCACGGGAAAGCGCGCCGAAGAAAATCTACAATATCCGCGCGCAATACGGCATATGCTTTGTTCCCAATGACCTGCGACGAATAAAACCCCGGAATCGTGGCAATGCTGGTGTTGACACCAAGCAAACACCCGGCCCGAGTGTCGAACAACCCGCCCCCACTACTGCCCGGAAGTATGAGCGCGTCGTGCATATAATGCGGAATTTTCTTTACGGCGGCGTCATCGACCGGCGGCGTATTTTGGAAGCCCTCTTCCCACAACGCACTAAGCGCCCGTGCGTGCCCGATTATACCGCGTGTAACGGTTATTTCGCGCCCCAATGCCTGTCCTATCGCGTACACTTCATCCAATACGCGCGGCTCATGGTTACAAACGTAACCGACACCGACCGGCGCGTAGGTATTATTTTTATTGATTCGGAAAAGCGCCAAATCATTTTTGCCGTCAACAGCAAACAATTCGAGCATGCCCAAAGTATAACCATCGGAAGTTTGCGCTTCCCAATGGCCGCTATCCGGCACTGACAACGCTACGTGTTTGGCGGTTAAAATGTAGTAGTGCGTGGCGTTTTCGCGTATCACAGTACCACTTCCGCCCTGCTGTTGCAGACCGGTTTTAGTCTCGAAAAACCCGATTGCTACGCTCGCTTGC